AGAAATAATGACAACAATTGAGCTAGGCGGAGTGCTAGGAAAGAACTTCGGTAGAACCCATCAGCGACTGATATCGCGAACTGGTGAAGCAGCTATTGCTCTAAGTAAAACATTACCCGGCTTCGAAAGCTTCATGATCAGCAGTAAGCGTCGCGGATTAACTTTCGCGGTTTTTAAAGGAAAAAGGAATATAGCTGCTGATGAGATGGGTTTTCCCTCAGAAGGCGACGTAGTAAGGATCATGCCTGTGATTATCGGCAGTAAACGCGCTGGTCTTTTGCAAACCATATTAGGAGCGGTTTTGATAACTGCGGCTGTCTTTGTTTCTGGCGGTGTTGGCGCTGCGTTTGCTGCTGGTGGCTTGACGGGTTTTGCCGCGGCCACTGGCGCTTCTTTGGTACTCGGTGGCGTAGTACAGATGCTATCTCCTCAGCCTACAGGGTTGGCCAGTAAGCAGGATGCGGATAACCGGGCCTCGTATGCGTTCGGCGGCGTAACGAACACTGCAGCACAGGGTTACCCAGTTCCTCTGCTTTACGGGCGGAGGCGAATCGGCGGCGCGATCATTTCCGCAGGCATTTACGTCGAAGATCAGCAGTAAAAATAAACCTTTCATTCAGGCTACCTTCGGGTGGCTTTTTTTATGGGCGCAATATGGTAAACGCAACCGCTATCCGGGGCCGCAAAGGTGGTGGCTCCAGTTCCCGTACTCCCACCGAGCAGCCAGATGATCTGCAGTCTGTAGCAAAGGCCAAAATCCTGATAGCGCTGGGAGAGGGGGAGTTTTCCGGCCAGCTCACCGGCAAAAATATTTATCTGGATGGTACAGCGCTGGAGAACGCCGACGGGTCGCAAAACTTTAGCGGCGTGACGTGGGAGTTTCGCCCGGGTACTCAGGCGCAAAAATACATTCAGGGCATCCCCGGCACTGAAAACGAGATCAGTGTGGGTACTGAGGTATCAAGCGCCACCGCCTGGACGCGCACGTTTACCAATACCCAGCTGTCAGCCGTTCGTCTGCGCCTGAAATGGCCCTCGCTGTTCAAACAGGAGGACGACGGCGATCTGGTCGGCAACTCGGTTAACTATGCCATTGACCTGCAGACCGACGGCGGCACCTGGCAGACGGTGCTTAATACCAGCGTAACCGGTAAAACCACATCCGGCTATGAGCGCAGTCACCGTATCGATCTCCCACAGGCGGGCAGCAGCTGGACCATTCGCCTGCGCAAGCTGACTGCTGACGCAAACAGCGCGAAGATCGGCGACACGATGACGCTGCAGAGTTTCACCGAGGTGATTGACGCCAAACTGCGCTACCCGAACACCGCGCTGCTGTACATCGAATTCGACTCAAGCCAGTTCAACGGCTCTATCCCGCAGATCTCCTGCGAGCCGCGCGGGCGCGTGATCCGCGTACCTGACACCTACAACCCGGAAACCCGCACCTACACCGGCACCTGGACTGGTGCGTTTAAGTGGGCGTGGACCGATAACCCGGCGTGGATTTTTTACGACCTGGTTGTATCCGACCGGTTCGGCCTGGGCCACCGGCTCACGGCGGCGAATATCGATAAATGGACGTTGTACCAGGTGGCCCAGTATTGCGATCAGCCGGTACCGGACGGGAAGGGCGGCAGCGGTACCGAGCCGCGGTACATCTGCAACGTATACATTCAGGACCGGAACGACGCCTATACCGTTCTTCGTGACTTTGCGGCCATATTCCGGGGCATGACCTACTGGGGCGGCGATCAGATCGTGGCCCTGGCAGATATGCCCCGGGATGTGGATTACAGCTACACCCGCGCTAATGTGATTGAAGGCCGATTTACCTACGCCAGCAGTACCACGAAAACGCGCTATACCACGGCGCTGGTCTCCTGGTCCGATCCCGCTAATGCCTACGCTGACGCGATGGAACCGGTGTTTGAGCAGGCGCTGGTGGCGCGCTACGGATTTAATCAGCTGGAAATGACGGCCATTGGCTGCACCCGGCAGTCGGAGGCGAACCGTAAAGGGCGCTGGGGCATTCTCACCAATAACAAGGATCGCATCGTATCGTTTGACGTTGGTCTGGATGGCAACATACCTCAGCCCGGGTACATCATCGCCGTCGCTGATGAAATGCTGTCCGGGAAGGTCACCGGCGGGCGAATCAGCGCGGTGAATGGCAGGGTGATCACGCTGGACCGCGTTCCGTATGCGAAGGCAGGTCACCGCCTTATTCTCAACCTCCCGTCCGGTGCATCTCAGGCGCGCACAATCCAGGCAGTGAACGGAAAAGCGGTGACGGTCAGCACCGCCTACAGCGAAACGCCGCAGGCGGAAAGCGTCTGGGTGGCGGAATCCGACGAGCTGTATGCACAGCAGTACCGGGTGATCAGCATCAGCGACAATAATGACGGAACGTTTACTGTTACCGGTGCGGCTCACGATCCGGATAAGTATGCCCGCATCGATACAGGAGCCATTATTGACCAGCGCCCGGTGAGCGTCATACCTCCGGGTAACCAGTCGCCGCCAGCTAATATTGTGATCAGCTCGTTTTCAGTCGTTCAGCAGAATATCAGCGTCGAAACCATGCGCGTGAGCTGGGACCAGGCGCAGAATGCTATCGCCTATGAAGCGCAATGGCGCAGGAACGACGGCAACTGGGTTAACGTGCCGCGCAGCTCCACCACCTCCTTCGACGTGCCGGGTATTTATGCCGGACTCTACCTGGTGCGCGTGCGCGCTATCAATGCCGCCGAGATTTCCTCGGGGTGGGGTTATTCAGAAGAGAAAATGCTGACGGGCAAAGTAGGCAATCCGCCAAAGCCAGTGGGTTTTGCAGCTTCTGACAACGTTCTTTTCGGTATTGAGCTGACCTGGGGATTTCCGGCCAATACCGACGATACGCTGAAAACTGAAATCCAGTACAGCCCGACCGGGAGCGCGGATAATGCGTTGTTGCTGGCCGACGTGCCATATCCCCAGCAAAGATACCAGCAGATGGGCCTCAGGGCTGGCCAGATATTCTGGTACCGCGCGCAGCTGGTTGATCGGACGGGTAACGAGTCTGGTTACACCGACTGGGTGCGCGGCATGTCGAGCGATCAGGCCAGTGATTATCTGGAAGCCATTAAAAACGAAGTGCTGTCGGCGGAGGACGGCAAGGCGTTAACGGAGCAGATCGACTTTAACATCGCAGGTGTCCTGCAGAACACCCTGGCTGGCATTCAGGGGGCGAAAATCACCTTCCAGCAGTTCGGCGCTGCGTATGCAGAAATCTCCAACGCGCAGATCCTGATTGCTGATGCTAACCAGGCGTTTGCGCAGTTCCAGGAACTGGTTGCTGTTCAGTTTGCTGGAAACGCAGCGGAAATTAATGAGGTAAAAACCGCGCAGACTACCGCAGATCAGGCTTTTGCTGAATATAAACTCGTGGTGAGCGCCAGCTTTAATGGCGTGAATACGAGCATCGATGGAATAAATAAAAGCGTTGTTAAAGTGCAGGCCGACGTTGTTACCCTCCAGACGGCGCAGGCCGATGCCAGCAGGGCCTTTGCTGAGTACCAGCAGCAGGTAACGGCTACTTTTGGTCAGCAGCAGGCGGCGATTAACCAGAAGATGACATCTGTGGTTGACGCAACCAGCGCCAGCGCGATTTACACGTTACGCGCCGGGGTGAATTACAACGGGCAGTATTATGACGCCGGGCTGTCAATTGCGACGATTGCCAGTGGCTCTGGTATCGTCAGCCGCGTGGCGATCAATGCCGACCAGTTCGTGATGCTGTCCGGGCAGGCCGGCACGCAGTTTTCACCGTTCGCTGTTGTCGGTGGACAGGTCTTCCTGAACAGCGCATTTATCCAGGAGGGAACGATCACAAGCGCTATGATTGCGGGCTACATCCAGTCAACCAACTACGTCGCAGGCTCGGCTGGCTGGCGTCTGAATAAGGCAGGAACCCTTGAAATTAACGGCAGTACAGGAGGTGGGCAGCTTAAAATCACACCTGACAGAATTGTATTTTATGACGCCTCTAACAGACCCCTGGTGGTAATGGGTAAGCCGTTATGATGCAAATGTTTATTGAGGGAACCAGCTTCGACGCTACAAACTCTATGGGATTCACCTATGTGATAGATCATATTGTCGTGAATGGGGCCGGTTCGAAAACATATTCCACGTCAGGATTTAATCTCGACGTGACCGCAATGAATAATACCCTGGCAAACAATGAGCAAAATAACACTATCACCGCCTCAGTCTCAGGCAACACATTGTCATGGAACACCACAATTCCGCTGCGACTGATGGTGACAGCAACAGCGAAGACAGGGGCTGATACGGGTTACGCCGGTTTTGCTCTTTATCAGTACCCGGCCAATGTCAAAACCGTAAAGCTTGCACCCGACTTTACGCCATTTGTTCTGACAAATGTTATTGATATTGAGCCAGGTGCCAGAACGGTCGATACCGGTGTCCCGGTGGGGGCAGGGATTATGGTTTTCATGCGGAACCGTAATAACGAAGGGGGAGCACTGAGCCGATCTTTCTTCAATCAGATAGAAAGTGGAGGGACATATCAGCTGCAGTTTGCTAGTGCGGGACAGAATCAGTACCCGACAAGGGCATATGTATTTTCAAAGGTTCTGCCTCCCGTTCCTGCTGCTGGGTTCTATATGTACCGCGACGGGGTGATGGTGTGGCACAACAATTGTCTCCCGCTGGACGCTAAATTTATCACTCAGTCATATATGGAGTCAGATCGGCCAATGGCAGTTACGACCGGGATAACTGGCTTTATGTATATCCCGCAAGATCCAGCAAACCCAAATTATGGTTTCTCTAATTACCTCTGCTCAGGTGCAGGTTTAGCGAGCAATGGCAAGTGGAGAACGAACAACACTGAGGTTTATCAGTCAACGCTTGGCAGCGTTAGTCTAACGGTGAAGTCCTGGGTTGTAGGTACGAAAGTCATGTATATAGACTGCGATCCCTACGACAACTACTACAGACAATCCCTTAAAAAGTAGTCCTCTCCCTCAACTTATCCGAATTACAGAACCCAGCTCAGGCTGGGTTTTTTTATGGAGCAAATATGTCCGCAGGCACAATTAAGCTTACTAACGGCTCTACTGCAGTAGTCGGTACCGGCACTGCGTTTACCTCAGATCTGAAATCAGGTGACGTTATTACCGCAACAGTCGGGGGTATATTCTTCACCCTGTTTGTTAACGCCGTGACGAGTAACACCGCTCTCACACTGACCGATCCATTCACCGGGCCGACAACTTCCGGGCTGGCCTGGGTTGCAGTACCGCAGCTGACGCTCAACCGCATTACCGCTGCCCTGGCTGCTCAAACTGCCGAGTCGGTGCGCCGGGTACTGCAGGAGAATGCTAACTGGCAGGCTTTTTATACTGGCACTGGTGATATCACTGTTACGCTCCCTGACGGAACACCAACCGGGCGTCCGGTCCCCGGACCGTCATGGGCTAAGATTGCTGGGTTGACGAATTCGGCGCTTCAATGGCGCGGTGGCATCCCGGCCAGCTCCAATCTCAACAATTTCGGGCCTACTACTGCCTATACCGGCGTGTGGGGGCAATCGAGCGTAAGCGCTACCGCAGCTGACCTTGCGAACGGATACCCGGTGGCAGAGCGTGGCGTGTTAGAAGTATTCGCTGGTGGGCGTAACAACGGCACGCAGCGATACACTACTGACGGCGGCCGGTTGTTCATACGCTGGCTTGCTGCTGCATGGAATGCTGCAAGCCCACAGTGGTCCGATTGGGTGGAGATCGGTGGGCTAAGCTCTAATACCGTGCTTTCATCTTCAGTAACCTCTCTTTCAGACGCTACAGCCTTTGCACAAAACCAGACTTACGTCCTGGCTGGCATTCGCACCGATAGCCCGGTAGGGCTGACCGCAGGGCAGAATAACGCGATTATTATGTCGATGCGCAGGGGTGGCGGTACGATTATGGGTCTTCATCAGACGCTATTCACTGCTGTTGGCACATATGAGCGATACGGCGCGCCGAACGCCGCAACTGGCTGGACATCGGTATCATGGTATAACGGCGGCGATGCTAACGGATGGCGTCTGGTTGGCGCTGATGCAATGGCGGCAATTGGGATTGGCCAGTCAAACGTTGCACCCAATGATCCCTTCGACTGGCAACAGATTGATATGGTTACCGGTCAGAAGAGGCTAACCACATATACTGCAACCGCATGGGTAAACACTCCTCCGGGCATTACGTATAACTCAGGGACAAACGTAGATATTTCATGCGTGCTCAATCAGCCAAACCGTTTGGTTTTGCGTCTTACGTCTAATGCTCAATCCAATGGCAACCGAGCGGAATATGTTGTTACCTGTACCGGTGCAAAAAGCAGCCGAAATTTTACTGTTGTTCAGAACTATAACAGCGATGCCTCAAGCGTCATCCCTGTCGCAAACGGCGGCACTGGTGAAGCAACAGCATCAGCCGCCAGGACGGCGCTTGGCGTTGCTTATGGCACTACCACCGGAACGGTTGCACAGGGTAACGACACACGCCTGAATACTGTCAATAACAAAACAGGCGGGAATATAATTTCAAGCGTTACATGTACCACTGGTAGTACGTTGGGCATTGGCGGCGTCAACAATCCAATTTACCTGACAAATAATGCTGGCGATGGATCGCCGATGACTTTTACAAACCAGATTTTCGGGAGATGGTACAACGCCAACTGGGTTTTGGGTGGCGTTCGTGGTGGCGGCACAGAACTTAGCCATGTGCAGCTCTCTGTTAACAACGCAAATCAGGCCACTGATTTCACATTCAAATCAACCGGGGTTGCCACCGCTACTCAATGGCAGGATGTATCCGATGATCGTAAGAAAGAAAACAAAAGGATAATTGAAGAACCCATCGAGAAGATGAAGACCTTTCGCGGCATCACGTTTTCATACATCGAAGGGGGGAGCACGTCAGCAGGTTATATCGCGCAAGAGGTTAGAAAGGTTCTGCCGGAAGTCATCAGCGAAGATCATGAAGGGTTCCTGTCAATGAACGTCGCCGGGGTAGGCGCTTTGCATCATGAGGCGATCCTTGCGCTGGTTAAACGGGTTGAGTATCTGGAAGCCAGGCTTGGTTTGCAGCCTGACGATGCAGAACCAGAAGAGACGGGTGAACAACCGGATGTTCAGCAGTAATTATCAATAGGCATAGCCTCCTTGCCCTGAACTCTCTTTGAAACTACTGTATAAATAAACAGTAATAATAAATGAGAGGTTACCATGCCCCGCAAATCAGACATTAACGCGGCTTTTACCGCGGCGATACAGCTAAACCCGAAAGGGTATCAATGCCTTCATACAGAAGACTTCATACGTGAGCTGCGCGCTAGGAACTGGCATTTCACGCCGGACGACGCCAATGACTGGATAGAGCGTTATCAGGAGTTCTTCGTCGACAAGACGCCGGATGACAGCCAGAACCGGCTCTGGATGATGAGAAACATGGGGAGGGTGATCTGATGGGATTCGTATCGCCAGCAACAGACTATGTAGAGCGCAGGCTCTGCCCTGAAACCATTTGCGGAATTGGCATCGACAGCAGAATCCTTGAGACGTCATCCGGGTTTGCGGTGATCGAGCCGGTCACCCGACTTGTGCAGGGGCAGGTTCTGCTGATCCTTAGTGGCGGTCAGACGCAATTTGCACGATTTCTGGGAAAAGCATTAATCACAGAGGACGGCGAGGCGATAGAAGGCGACGCAGCGGAAGAGGTCGAAGTCCTGGGCAGGGTGACTTTCTTTATCACCAGCACAGGCGCGGATGATAGGCCGGTGTAAAAAGCCCATAAAAAAGCCCGCATCAGCGGGCTTCTTATCACTCGGGAGCCGCGGCTCCTTTGCGTATCCTTTTTTGTCCCCTCACCGTCTGGTCGGTGTCCTGCTGAGACTGCTAACTTCCTGTTATCGCTGGTGACGTCCTATCACCGTCCAATCATGATTGGTGGAGCTGGCGGGAGTTGAACCCGCGACCTCGAAACCTCGTCAGGATAAACTGTGATCGAACCGGCAAAAAGGTTGGCGCGAGGTCGGGTGTTATTGATCCTATCGGCCGTCCACTAAAGCTGATAACCAATAGGCGTTTTGCCATCTTTTTACCATTGCTTAATCGCATGCATAAAAAAACCAGCCGCAACAGGCTGGTTTTCTCTGGGATTTTTGGTCGGATCGAGACGATTTGAACCTCCGACCCCTAACACCCCATCCTAATACCCAATATTTATAGTGGATATTATATTGAGAATATGTATAAAATATCTCCAGATATGTATTTAGGGTTTTAAGAGGGATATATGAGTTATAACTTTAAGCATCATTTAGATAAAGCTACTGAATTATACGCAACTAAGGAATTATCGTCTTTGAGATACTGCGCGTTAGAATTAAGGTTAGCCATTGAAGCTCATGTATATAATCAATTAAAAGCTAGTTTAGGTAATATCCCGGAAAAAGTTGTAAACACTTGGCAACCTCCACAAGCAATTCGTATGCTATGTATGTTTGATGAGGCATCGGACATGGACTTATACATCACTATCTCAGGTGAGGATATGGAGGCAATAAAAGTAAATTACAATAACATTAAATATAAAGATTTGCAGAAATGGTATAACACATTGGGAAGTTATCTGCATCAGCCAACTATAAAGAAAATTGATAATTTCAAAATGGACGCAGATAAATTAGGAGAGGTTATTGAGAAACTTCAGCGGTTGCTGCAAGGAAATCTTATTACCTTAAATAGAGGATATTCAAAAATACAATGTGAAAAGTGTTTGAAAGATATTCTATTCACTGAACACTATCTCAATAACAATGAGAAGTTGGAGTGTCAAAACCCAGGTTGCAAAAATTATGCGATAATCCGAAAAGCAAAAGATGGTATAAATGAATCATTTCAGACAGCTAGTGTGCCATGCTTTTCTTGCGGTGAAAAACATAGTCTTTACTTATACGATATTGATGCTCAAATCGGATTTACATGTAAAAAGTGTGGCAATGTGCATCAGATAGCATCTTTTATCCATTCTCAAAATAATGTCGTGCCAGTGCCATCATTTTCCTTTACTACCAACGAGTTAAATCTTTTATCTGCAGAGGATGATAGTAAGAGTTAAATTTTAAATAACCATCAACGTCATATCGCTGCAATGTGATCATTAATCCTCTATAAACTTTCGCCATTGTAATTGTTTGATAAACGTAACGTGTTGATTATGCCAGTCTAAAAATATTCACTCAATGGCGAAAAAATGAGGTATGTCATTGATAATAATAATTAACACGCATGATTTAAAATCCCTTGATATCTGATTGATTTCAAGTGCTTTACGGCACGCCTAATTGCATGCCGTGTGAGTTGGTGTGGTAAGATAGATGCGCTTTATTCAAACTTAAGCCAGTCGGTTATTTTGAATGCTTCTCTGGAGTCAGCAGTGGATTCTATTTTATCTAATAACATCCATATGAAATTACGCATGTTTTTAAAGCTATCAGAGCTTGGATAGTTTAGATCTTTTTCAATACCGCCCACCTTTGTTCTCACCCATAGGCCTTTGCTTAAAACGGATATTAATGGCAAGGCTTCTGAGCCTTGCGTATTCATGTCTTGATAAAGGCTTAAAGATTGGAAATTCATGGGGTCATTTTTAAAAATATCCTCTACTCTTTTAAATTCTGATTTTGCGGTCGCATCAGAATCATATGCAAAAATTGAATATAAGGGATAAATAGCATTAATATTTCTCGGTGTCATTTCTAGGTGCGAAACGAACGTGGGGTTAAGCTTTATTGCAGATGTTAAAGAAGTTTTCAGGTCTTTGCTCGTTAGTGTGCTTTTTACTTCTATTACAATAAGTGCGCTGTCAAGAGGGATTATTCCAGCTCCATCCCTCATTAATAATGGGGGCAATTTTCTTTTGTCATATATAATTACATCTAATTGGTTACTCTGGTTGTTGTTAGCGTCGACTATTATGCCAGATGTTATTCCATAATGGTGTGGTAACAGCGGAGACAGTATTTCAGAAATGAAAAATTCCCTGAACATTCCCTTTTCTCCAGGATGTTTAAGGTCACCAATGAAAGAACTCTTTTCTATTAAAGATGTTGTTGCAATATCGATCAGTTTTGAAAGCATCTTAAACCTACTTTTAATAAAATTTTAGAGGAATAGAAAAACATGCCTATAAAAAAACATTAAAACAAAAAAATCAACCCCTTAGGTTAAGATAGCAAGTGTTTTTTCACGAGCGGAGCAATATGGTAAACATAGCTAAGTGATTTTGTTGCATTCAAAACACAAAAGAAGGAAAATTTTTAATTAACCTATTGAGTTTTATTTGTATTAATCGTATTTGAACTCCATTGTCTGACCCGGAATGTCATTCCCCAAAACTAAAATCATGCTTTTGATAATCAGTGAGTTAAGGAAGGTGTTAAGCGGTCATTCATTGAGTTTCAAAAATGGAATTTGTGAGTTAATTCATAGTATTAATGTTGTTTTTGTAATGTAATGCTGCGTCACATGGAATGGTTCGAAGCCGCAGACCTGATCGTTAAAGGTATGGAAGGCGCAATTAACGCCAAAACCGTAACTTACGATTTCGAACGTCTGATGGAAGGCGCTAAGCTGCTGAAATGTTCAGAGTTTGGTGACGCGATCATCGCGAACATGTAATCCGTTTTTCGGGTTATGTAAAAACGGGAGCCTGCTGGCTCCCGTTTTTTTTACCCCTTCAGGAATCTTCCCCAAAACCTTCCCCAAAACGCTTCCCCAAAACTGTGCAGTTTTCACCCAGTTTTTGAATCGATAACCACCCAATCTTTACCTCTGTCATCATTGTATTTGTCAGTTTGTTTACGAGATTTATGACCTAATAACTTCTGCGTGTCTATGCCCTGATCTCTGTATAAACGCTCAGAGAGAGAGCGTTGTTCATGGAAGGTTGGGGCGGTTCCTTTTTCCCATTCAATTCCGCAGTTGTTCCTGGCCTTTTTAAAGGTTGTGGTCAAGCTGCTCGATGAAACGCAATCACCTCTTGTGGACTGCGAGGTAGAGTGACGGAAATGAACAAGATATTTGCTCACTACAGCATCACGACATTTAGAAACAACATCTCTTAAGGATAACCCCAATACATCACATCTCAGAGTTAAGGGGATGGCTAAGCGAGATCCTGTTTTTTCTTGTTCTACATGAAGCATGTCGTCCCAAATATCGGAGAATTTCATTTTACAGATATCCCCCAACCGTTGACCCGTAACTAAAGCCAACAGCATGCCAGTTTGTAAATATGGTTGCTGATGCTCCGCAGCCTCATAAATTTTCACCCATTCATCAAATGATAATCGATGTCTGGTAACTTTATGTCTTGGTTGCCTGGTCGCCATCGCCGGGTTGTAGCCTGGCGGAACGTGCCCGGAATGTTGAGCCTCTTTGAAAACGTCAATTAATACCATGCGAACAACTTGAGCCATTCTGTTGTGGCCTTCGCTCTTTATTGCATCAGTAATTTCAGATATATCAAGAGTTGAAATATCTTTAAGGTGCTGCATTCCGCAATGCTCTCTAAACAAGCGCAATGGCTTATTTTTTTGCAGAAAAGAGTTTGGCCGTAATTCATTATTCTTTACTCTTTCCTCCTGAATTACAGTGTATTTATCAATCCATTCGGTAACGGTGATGTCTGTTCTTTTCCCCTTCATTCTGGCCAGTCGGTCATTAACACTGAGGATTTGCCGGGTACGCTGTTCGGCAATAATTGTGTTTGCCTCAGTTGCAACTTGTTTAGCTTCGGCCTCATCAGTACCCAGGCTATGGAATCGACCAGATACTGGATGTTTATACTGCCAGTAAACCTTTCCTGTCCGCTTATCTAACTTGCAGTAAAGATTTGGTATTGAGATTTTATGAGTCCGCGGTCTAGCAGCCATCAGAAATTATCCGTTTTAACCTGGGATTAGAATTCACAGGAATAGCAGGTTCGGCCATCATGCCAACGTAACGGGCATCGCGGTCTACCATCCAGCATCGACCAACCTTTACAGCTGGTGGAGCGATCATTTTCCCTTTGGCATACTTTTTAAGTACACGTTCGCTGGGGACCAGCTCACCAAATTCTTCCTTTGCCCAGTCGATTAAAGACATCATGCGTGACATAGTTTTCTCCACTTAACCGGCTGCACCCGGTTGTACATTTAATTAACTTTCTTCGTGCTCATAAAAAGCCCGACGCATAACCCGGCTATTCCCAATGCTAAAGTTCCACATATCCAGTAAAACAAATTTATGAATCGTTCGAGCTGTTTGTCTGAATATTCATTGGAGGCTTTGATTAATTTTTCTAGAGAGTCAATGTCTTTTCTCATTAAAGGGAGAGCCATTGATTTCTCTGATGAGGTATTCAGGATGTTTTCAAGGCCGTCTATTTTTTTTTGTAAAACTTTGAACTGTGATTCCAATGTTTCAATTCTAATGTTTTCAGATGATAATGTTGAGCTATTCTTCAACCCTTCAATCATACTAGTGAGCCGAAATGTTTCTTCTCTATAATTTGATATTTGTTCGAGCTGTTTTTTGTACTGTTCTTCAAACGCTTCTTTTTCAGAGTTTCCAACATTTAAGTCAATTGAAAATGCTCTATCGATATTTTTTTTGAATAGCACCATTTGTGAGCCAGTTAGTAAGGTGGCAATCATGACTACTATAGCTATGAGTTTTGGTATTAACGCCATTTTGTCCATTTTTTTTCCTTAACGTGTATTTCTTTAAGTTAAATTTATAGGTGATAATTTTTAGTTTAGACAGTATCATGTTTAGCTAACAAGCATATCCAAACGCGTCTTAGGCAGTAAATATTTTACCATTACGCTCCTATCCTCGACTAGTCTTCTGTCTCGTCAATACTTGCTTGAACAAACGTTTGTAGCTTACCGTAGCATCCAGCACGATAAAGATGTTATTCATATGGGATGAATACATTTAGTTGAACTGTCGTTTAGGGAGGGGGCACAGTTATTCCTTGTTATGTGGTGTGCAATTTTCCCATTAAAATAAAACTAAAATGTAGTCCCCTCAAAAAGTAATTAAAAGTTCATTATAGCTTTGGCATAATTGCTTAATACTATGGATGATGGAATTCACATCCGTAGGAATGAATACTAATGGGGTAAGAATTTTCATTTTACCTCAAATTGTTTTTTGTATTTTTTGACGAAGTGAGCAACTGCTTTTGACTGACTGGCGACAATGGTTTTATCACCTATATTCAACCAAACATTTTTACCTCGATAAATTGAGGCTGAACCAATTTCTTTTCCGTCGAACACAACGATCAACGTTCGCCCGCGAATTTCGGTTGATGGAATTGGCTGAGACAGGCGATAGGTTTCACGCGCTTCAGCAATCGCTTTGTGTTCGTCTATGATGGACAAAGCTTCAGCCAGCGCAGCACCCTGGATGGTGAACACACCTTCTTCACTGATCTCCGCCTGGGCCATCAGTTCAACGAAACGACGCGCATTCTTGATGCTGAGTTCTGGGGCAATAGCGCTGCGGGTAACTTTCGTTTTACCTAGGGCTGCCGCAACTGCTTTATCGTGCTGCAGTACCTCGCCAGCCTTTTCGCCGTACTCTTTTACGCGATCAACAGCAACATCAACGGAGACAGCCCCGGATTTAACTTCCAACTGAACGTCATAATTGGCGGTGCTGAGTGTCAGTAACTTTTCAACAGTACCGACTGACTTATTGACCAGCTTCGCAATCTCACTGGTGGTCTGGTTAAAGGCGTTGTGCAGCTCCTGAATAACCGCAGCCTGCTCAATATCGGAAAGAGGAAGCTGGTTGTTACTGGTCATGATGCGAGCGAGGCGCTGAACATCGTTATCGTTGAACGGCATGATGTGAATGCGGTCAACTGGCTTACCCGCTGCACGGCATCGTTCATAGCAGCGGCGACGGCGGTGACCTTCAACGACCCAAACACCACCCTCATCACGTGCGATAACTTCCAGTGGAGGAACCGAACCACCATTCATAAGATAGGTAAATAGTTCGTCGTCTGCCTGGATGGTGCGTTCATCGTCGTCATGACGCTTGTTGAAACCTGCGCGAACGTGGATATCGTCGAGGCTGATGAACATCCCGGTATCAGTGCGCTTGATAGTCCCGTCGCGGGACATCTGCTTGAATGAATTAGCCATCAGAGCGCCACCTCGTTATTGAGGCAAATGACCAGCGCAGGCAGTTCACGTAATTCACGCTGCGCTTCCAGTAAGTGCATATTGGTTGGTATTTTGGTGAGCCGCTCTTCGAGGCGATCACACTCTCTGGCCCAGCTTGTTACGTCCTCACGGAGAGTGACGTTCTGTGTGGCCAGCTCTTTACGCTGTACCATCGCTTCACAAAGAGCGACGCTGGTATAGTCCAGTCGGTTAGCCAGTTCGGTCATGATCCCGCGATAATCCGGGGGAAGGAGAGGGGCTACTTGACGGGCAGCATCGATCAACTGTTCTCTGGTCATGCGTGGTTTTAACTGGGTAATGGTCTGTTTATAGGTCATGGATAGTTTCTCCGTGTAATATGCGCCCTGCACAGCGCGAAAATTCAAAAATATAACTAAAGATATTTCTATGTTTACCGATTATATTTTTGAATTGTTTTGTTGTTGAAATTATCAATTAAGGAGACGTTTGTGGCTAAAGAAAAACTTGAAATACCTTTTGAGGGAAATGATCAATACTATGAAGGCATTCGTGGTCTAATGATTAGTTCTATGTGTTCAGTACCAGGCGTTATCCTTTATGCTGCATTGTTGGGAAAGTTAACATGGAGTAATTTTAGCTTGGATACAATTATCATATTGCTCGGCTGGGCACTCGTATGTTTTTTTCTATGGATTGTGTCTTTCAAAAGAACTAATAGAGTATTGATTTCTTTTACTGATCCTACACCTCGGCCAAGGGTGGCGGGTTTTTTCTTAATTCTCCTCTACATTGTTATTGGAACCTTTTGTGCTCTGATGTTCGATACATTGACGATGTTAGACGACCCCCTAACTACTATTGAGGGTTTTTGGAAAACATTTAAAGCATTTCTTATTACTG